GGCGAGTGGCCTGTGACTGACGCTGCCGGTAATACGTTCCAAGCCTATCGTGACCATTTCAAATGGGAGATCGGTTTGGTCCTGAGGGATTGGCGCTATGTGGTTCGGATCAGCAACATCGACATCACTCAGCTGACTGGCGTGAATGCTGCAAATCTTATCAATCTCATCGTCCGTGGGTTGTATAAGATGCCAACCGCGCCGGTCAGCGCCACTACGATCCAGACCTCGGACACGCCTGAGGTTCGGGCGAACATGGGCCGCACGGTTATCTACTGCAACCGTGTTATTCGTACCTACCTCGATTTGCAGGCGATGAACAAGACAAACGTCTTGCTCCGCATCGAGGAGTTCGAAGGCAAGCCCATCACAACCTTCCGCGGCGTCGCCGTCAGGACTTGCGACGCGATCCTCAACAACGAAGCACAGGTGGTCTAATCATGATCCTTGATGGCTTTCTCCAGTTCTCTGGAGCTAATGGTGACTCACCAACCGCGACGGGAGTGAGCACCAATATCATCGATCTGCATATGGCGGGCATTCCCGTCCTGGCAGCAGGTCAGGGAGCTCGTGACATGGGGATCGGAGACGACCCTGCGTTGAAGCTCGTGATCTGGGTAACGACTGCATTTACGGGCCTCACGAGTCTTCAGGTAGCGCTCCAAGGCGCGCCGGACAATGGATCTGGTGCTCCAGGCGCGTTTACCAACTGGTGGCTTAGTCCAGCATACACAGCCGCTCAGTTAACAGCTGGCGCGCGTCTGTATGACATGGATATGCCCAGGCCTCCAGACGGCCAGCCAGTTCCTCGGTTCCTCCAAGTCAACTATACGATTGCTGGAGCCGGCACTGGCGGAACAATCAAGGCATACATCGTCCTCGACCGCGTGGATCAGATGTATCAAGGCACGAATAATGCTATTATGGGCGGCTATCCGCCTGGCGTCGTGGTGCCAAACTGATGAGGCGAATTGGAGCATGGATGGTTGGGGCAGCGCTCGCTGCCCTTGCCACCCTCGCGTTAGCGCAGCAGCTAACACAGCAAAGTCTCACAGGTAATGAGACTTGGACCGTTTCAACAGGCGGCCCCGGTGGGTCGGGATTCTTTGTAACTGTCAGCCAGATGCGTAATACGACCGGCTACCAGACGGTCGGCGCTGGCGCGACAGTTGCATCGGCTCCGACTAGTGCCGTAAACAATCTCATCGCCACGGGCGCAATTACGACCTGGAACGTCACCCTGCCAAATCCAGCTTTTGACGGGGAACTCTTCAGCGTCACAAATTCGACCGCAGCGGCCTTCACAACCAACACAACTGTAACTGCCAGCACCTCGCCACAGAACCAAGTCCTCGCCGTCGCTTACTCGGCGCAGACGCTCGCGGCGAATGGTGGAGGTGCGGAGTGGCAGTTCCAGCTCTCTAACCTAACATGGTATAGAGTCCGATGAGGTACATTTTCCCGGCGACCTTGCTGGTTCTGCTCCTATGGACAGAACCAGCCCTTTCGCAGCAGGCTGGTGCACAACAAGTTTACTGTGGACGCTCGTTCACAGTAAGTGCTGGAGCTACCTCGATTACACAGGCAGTTGCTGGCGTCGTTGGTCAGACTATCGCTGTATGTGGTTATGAGATCAATGCTGGTGCTGCCGCAGGTACGTTCCAGCTCACAGCAGGCACTGGCACCAACTGCAATACTAACACCGTCAATATAACTCCAGTTTATACGCTAGGCATCAATGGCGTGCTGGCAAGTCGGCTGCCTAATGCTTTCTATTCAACTCCAATTCCCGTACCGCCAGCAGTAGGTTACTCGCTTTGCTATACTATCACGGGTACAGGACCGATTAATGCGCTAGTAACTTATCATCAGTATTAGGAGGTATAAATGGCGAGATTCGGTTCGACTGCCAGCTTTGTCGTTAATCATAAGAGGTACAAAGCTGGCCAGATTTATGCCGATACCAAGGCGAACGCTGTCGGCAGCGACGTGGTTTGGACAGGGATGAGCTCGGCGACGATGTCTCCTGGACTTGTCCCGTTGGATGCGTCAGCAACTACGATGTATAACGCCAGCCGATTTGCTGGAGTGTCCCCTCCGACGATTGATGGCGTCAACAGCATAGAGGCGTAAGATGACAGATCTAGTGATGGTGCGCGACGCGCTGGTCACGCCTCGATCGGGGACGCCACCAGCTAATCAAAGCTGCAACACTTGCAAATATTACATTACGAGAACTGTAAATACCCTAGTGTATAATGAGTGCCACGTTGGCGCACCAAATGCTATCGTAAACCCAAACCACTGGCCACAGATTGACACAACTGACTGGTGCGGCCTTTGGGCAGACGTCAACGCTGCTACTGGCCAATACCCGGTTAAAAGCGGAATTGCCGCTGCGCCAACTGGAACGACCAGCGTAGCCGAGGTCATGATGGGCCTTGGGCTGGTCGCCGGGTTTAGCATCACGCCGATTGCATCTGGACGAGTAGCAGCAATCATCGGTGGATGCTGCGCCAATAGTGGAGCTAACGGCGGTCTGCACATAACCGGTAGGTATGGCTCCGGAACCGCACCTGCTAACGGAGCGGCGATCACCGGCACCACCTGGTCGATTACCCAAGTATATTACATGACCTCAGCTAATGACATTTCCGGGTTTACAGTTATTGGAGGTTTCAACATAGGCGTGCTTGCGGCTGGAACAGCATATTGGTTCGACGTATCAATCTCAGCGACCGGCGGGGGCACGGTAACTATAACCAATGTTCAAAGCTTGCTATGGGAGTTGTAAATGGCACGGTTCAGACTTAAGGCCAAGCATTACCTAGCCGTTCCTGGGAGTACCTGGGAACAGACCGAAACCGATCAGCAGACTGGCGTGCGCGCACGCAAGGTTCACGAGGTTCCAAGATATCTTGATCCAGACGCTCCGCCGGACTGCAATTACCCTGGCGAAATCATCGTCACAACCAAGACGGATACTAAGTTCCCCCGCGACATCTTATTCAGGGGGCCACCAACGCCAGACATGGAACCGCTCGATGATGAGGCCATCGTAATCATGGACAATTACATGGCTCAGTTCGGCGGTCAGCATCCTATCGAGTCGTTGGAAGCGACTGGCGTCATCTATAGTGATCGCGTACTCGAGAATCTCCAGAAGCAGGTCGCGTCGCTGGTATCAAAATCGGAGCAGACGGATAGAATGTTCGCACTCGAGAAGCAAGTAGCGGAATTGACGAAGCAATTGGAGACCGCTAAGAATGTCCGTAGACCTTGACCAAAGCGGTAGCAGCTGGCAGAAGGCCAAAACTTACCTCGGCCCGTCCTTAGGTTGGGTCGACACTCAGGTCGGGCCAACTCGGCTTATCACTGTGCCGGGAACCTATCTGATTCTGCCGGGTGATTCTACGATCTTTGTCAATGCTCCAGGTATCGTAACAATTTTGCTACCCGATGTGAAGGCTTGGATACAGGAGCCAGCTTACCAACCAGCGACTGGATTTTCCCGCCTCATTACGGTCAAGGATTTCGGAGGCAATGCCGGCAGTTATCCGATAGCAATACAGCCATTCGGTACGCAGAAGATCGATGGCCAGCAGATGTCTGTGTCCCTCAATCAGGCTCACCAATCAGTAGGGGTGCTTCCAACTAACGATTTAACTGGTTGGTGGATTTCCAATACTGGTTGGGCAACAACCGGAGGGAGTGGAACTGGGCCTATCACAAGTGTAGCTCCTCCATTTACGACCCCGAGTGGCCAGCTGAACATAACGCTCGATCCTAATACCTTAACCATTGATGGATCGAACAGGCTGGCGACAGACCCTGATCTTACGGCCTTGGCTCAGCTAACTGGCACCAACACTATCTATTACAGAAGTGGGGTGAGTGCTTGGTCGCCCGTTACTATGGGCGCTAACATGTCGTTTGCTGGCGGTGTGCTTAACAGCGTATCTGGCTTTGCTGATGCACCTAGCGATGGAAGTACATATGGCAGGTTGAATGCGGCTTGGGCGAAGGCTCAACCATTGAGTGGTGATTTGACATCGTTAGCTGCGGCCTCAGCAATTAACACAATTTACTATCGCAGCGCCGCCAATACTTGGGGGCCAGTCACTATTGGCACTGGGTTAACATTTACTAGTGGCACGCTAGATGCGCCTACGTTCTCATCTTCGGTGAAAGGCGAGGTTCCCGCCAGTGGCGGAGGAACAGCCAATTTCCTTCGTGCCGACGGTGTCTGGTCAGTTCCTCCGGGCGGCGCTAGTAGCATCGTCATAAATACAACTACGATAACTGGCGGCGCTAACAACAGTTTCCTCTATGATAATTCTGGCACTGTAGGCGAAAGAACTATCGCTCAGACCACAGCGGCTCTTACCCAATTTACATCTACACTTCAAGGTATGGCTCCAGCTTCTGGTGGTGGTACGGCTAATTTCCTGAGAGCAGACGGAGTTTGGTCTGCACCGCCGGGTGGAGTAGTTTCTCTAAATGGTTTAACTGGCGCTTTAAGCGTTACTGCTGGTACTGCCATAGCTGTCACGCCAAGTGGAAGCACGGTTCAAGTCTCTGCATTGCCGTTTGGTGCCGCTGCTCAAGGGATTGTACCAGCTAGTGGTGGAGGCACAGCTAACTATCTTAGAGCGGACGGCACATGGGCGGCCCCTTCTGGTAGCGGCAACGTCACCTCAGTTGGCACGCCAACAAATGGCCAGTGGGCGCAATGGACAGGTGCTACGACGATTCAGGGTGTAGCGACAGCCTCGACACCGTGGGTACAGAAGGCTGGCGATACGATGACTGGCCCGCTTACTATCAATGCTGGCGATTTTATTCAGGCGGGCGGCGATATTTTAATCAAGAAAACAATTCCAACCGTGAATGTTTGCGCCAGCGGCACAAACGACACAGGAACTTTTGTCTTAAGTAACACTTCGCTCAGTGCATATCGTTGGGCCGTACAAATGACCGGCGACGCGGAAACGGGTTCCAACGCCGGTTCAAACCTTCAGGTGATCAGATATAGCGATGCAGCATCGGTAATCGATGCCCCACTGGCAATCAATCGTGCGACTGGTCTTGCCACCGTTGTTGCTGATCCAACCGCTGCGCTCGGCGTAGCCACGAAGCAATATGTTGATGCTCGTGCGGTTGCACCGCCGGGTTATCTTGGCGGCCTCACGTTGACTTATCAAACGGTAAATACGTTGGCTGTCGTTGCACCTGGAGGCGCAACCTCTGATGATGCGGCGGCGACGGCAGTGGTGATGGTTCTGCCGGGGAACATCGTAAAAGCTACGACAGGAACATGGGTCGTCGGCAACAATCAAAGTGGTCTGGATACGGGCACCATCGCAGCGAGCACTTGGTATTACGTGTGGCTGATCGAGCGCACCGATACGGGTGTGGTCGATGTGTTGTTTTCGCTGCAACCGGTCAGTCCTACCATGCCTGCTAGTTATACCAAGAAGCGACGCATTGGTGCATTTGCAACGGATGCTGGTAGTGCAATTATTAACTTCGTGCAGCAGGGCGACGAATTTGTGTGGGTTACGCCGATCGCTGTGTATAGCAATGCAACTCTCACCGCTGGAGCGAATGCTATTGCTTGTGGAGGTCCACCGAGCATTAAGACGGACGCCATTGTAACATTTACCTACACAAATGCGACCATAAATACTTACCTAACGCTTGCATCAGGCGACTGCGCTGCTGGTGGCGCAAACTCACCTGTCGGCAACTTTTTGGTTTTCGTGAACGTTGCTAATGGGTACGAGACAGCATCTCACGTTCGTGTGCGCACTAATTCTAATAACCAGATTACCGTTTATGCTTCTGTGTCCGGACCTAGCTTTTATCTTATCTCGCATGGTTGGGTCGACAATCGAGGCAAATGATGACAGTCAATACCACTACTAGCAAAATAACTTACCAAGCTGATGGCTCGACCACCGCTTGGACATTTCCATTTCCTGCTATCACAGCATCCAGCCTTCAGGTTTTCATTACAGATTCGACTGGTAACATAGTTCAACTTAATCCATCTCAATACACAGTTGTGCTTAACCCGCCCATAGCCCCAAATCCGACTTCTGCTGGTGGCTCAGTTACGTTTCCGATAAGCGGCCCGCCGCTTGCCATCGGTAATCAGCTCACCATCAATAGAGTGCTGACCGCGACCCAAAGCACGTCTCTATCTAACCAGAGCACGATATATCCGCCAGTTGTCGAAAAGGAGTTTGATTATCTGACATTGTTGGATCAGCAGGAAAATGAATTCCTCGATCGAGCTTTTACCGTTCCTATCAGTGATCCAATTCCAGCACCAGTTCCAACCGTAGCTGCAAGGGCTAATCAAGGCGCGTTCTTCGACGCCAATGGTAACCTGACAGCTGGTTTACCGCCAGCGGGCGGAGCCATTATTTCCGCCGCGATGCAGCCAGTTGTCAGCGCGGCCACGCTCGATCAAGCTCGGCGAGCTATGGGCGTTACGATGGTAACGCTGCAAGTCACCAGCACCTACGTTGTTACTGAGGGAAACGATCGGCAAGTTATAAATTTGACTGGCGCAGCGTTTTATACCGTTACTGTTGGTACGCCGTCCGGTTTCTCAAATGCCTTTTGGGTAGTGCTGGTCAACAACGATACCAGAGGCAAATTGATTTCGGTGTCGGGTAAGACGGCGTTTGTCCTCTGGCCAAGCCAATGGGTTTGGATATTTCAGGACGGAACTGGCGCCGCCTGGATGGTTACTAATCCAGGAAGATGGCAATCTGCTGCCCCAGTAAACTTCTACGTTCATCCAACATCGGGCAGCGATTCCAATGACGGCCTCGTTGCGGGCACTGGAGCCTTCCAAACTATCCAACATGCTGTTAATATTGTTCAGAATAATTTCGATGGTTCATGTACTATACATCTGGCCGATGGCACTTACAACGTCGGCAGTGGAGTGTTTGCTCTGCAAGGAGTTATTGGGGCTGATGGGTTTAATATAGTGGGCAATGTTACGACTCCACTTAACTGTGTGATTAGGGCGAGCAATAACGGCTGGGGCTTCCTGGCGCAAGACGCCAGTGTTATGTCAGTTCAGGGTGTAGCAATTACGGTAGATGTTGCTGGTAATAGTTGCAATGGGTTTGGAGCTTTCCGTGGGGCCACCATGACAATCTCCAACTTCATGATTACAACTATGGGCGCCAGCGGTCGAGCTATATACTGCCAGAATAATGGTTCTGTCTACGTTAATGGGCCTTTCTCGATAAATAATTCCCAAGCATTTTCTTTCGTGGCAGCCGCGGTTGCTGGATTTGTTCAGTTTGCGCCTGGAACCGTGACAATAATCGGAGGGGCGACTTGTAGTGTCTTTATGGAGTGCTATTACAGCGCCATGATTAATATGTCTCCCACGACGTTTGTTAATGGCTCGCTTGTTACCGGGCCACAATATACTGTGTCAGGTAACGCCGTGCTTGTAACCAGCGGCAGTACGATACCAGGGAATACTCCCGGCACGGTAAGCTTGAATGGAATAGTGATATGAACATCGAGACTGCAACAGAAACTGAACTCCGTGGGTTCCTAGCGGATAATGGGATTGTGGATCATGAGTTTGTTTATCATTATCACCCGTTATCTAAATCATTGCGGGATGCTGGCTTCCACGAGCAAGCTGATGTCTTAGATGATTACTATCGCAAGTTCATTGTTTTCTCTATGGGCGAGCCGCGAGTTTTAACCTTAGAGGAAATCAGGGCTAGAGCTAAGGAGATCCTCGATGCCGAGCACAAGTAGAAAGCAGGCGATAGCGATGATGCTTGCCGCCAAAGGTAAGGGCAACATTGGCATACCGCCAGCTGTTGGGAAGGAGTTCCACAAGGCAGACAAACGAACCGGCATCCTGAAAAAGAAGAAAGTTAAAGACTGATGCTTGACCAGTGGGATGAGGATCTCGAGCGGCTTGTGCCGCGTAAGATTATGCTGGCAACATGGCATCTGCACAATTTGATTTACATTAGGTATTTTTATGAAAGCCTTGGACAGCAACCGCCGACGTGGGTCAAGAACGAAATGGAACGATCGCAAGGGGCGCTGACAGAGGAGCTCGAAAGGGAAAAGGGACAAGGGGGCCGCTTGTACAAACCTAGAGAAGGAGTTAAGCTATGAAGCAAGGGAGTGCAAAGACAGTAGCTGACTACAAAACCGAGCCGAAGCCAATGCGAGTTAATCCTGGCGTTGTCGATCAGCTTGGTCAGGCGCTGGCGTTCAAGCCAGATCCGCTCATGCAGGGCCGGGGATACAGTGCTCCGGCTCCCAAGACGAAGCAGGTTCACAAGTCTGGGTCACAAGGGAGACACTAATGGACATCGATAAGGTCGAAAAGTTGCTGAGTATCGCTGACAAGCTCGCGCTTGATAAGTACCCAACTCTCAACATCATTCGAGAGGCGGTCGCGGTCGAACTCGCTAAGGTCAACGACGAGCTTGAGAAGGCAAAGCATCAGGAGCGCGAAGAGGCACCCCATCGTCAAGCTGGAAGGAGTCGATAATGGCTGAGAAGGACATCTTGTCGCATTACGGTCCAGACTACCATGCGCCACAGCGCCCCCGCGCGACCTCAGGCGGTGTGAAAACCGCTAAAGACGTGATGAGGTATTCGCCCCCGCAGGGGCCTACGAATATCCACGATCATGGCCCTGGCCTTCACGGAGATAATCACGGCAACGCCTTCTGTCCGGTTGCAGGAAAGGGCGAAGGCGGGCACGCTGGAATTGGAGGCACACGTCTCCCGCACGGTACGCAGGAGGACTAATGGTCGCCGAGGTTGACATCGCCAATCGTGCCCTGAGTTCGATTGGCACCCGATCCCAAATTGCCTCGTTGGATGAAGATTCTAACGAGGCAATGCAGGCCAAACTTCTACTCGATCCAACGCGAGACGAGCTACTTCGGCTCGCCCCGTGGAACTGCTCGACGAACTTCCTCAGCTTGTCGTTAATTGCGGCAGCTCCAGGTACGCCGGAAAATCCAGTTGTCGGCGCGCCCGTCTGGACAAAGGGCATCCCGCCGCCGCCCTGGGTTTACGAATACGCTTACCCACCGGATTGCCTGCGGACGCTTTATATCGTTCCTCAGTTCCCGACAGGGTTCGCCAGCGGCATTCCGATCACAACTGCCCTCACAGGTGGCGCCCCTTCGTTCTGGAATGGGCCTCCGGTTAGGTTCAAAGTCGCGATTGATCAGATTGGCGCTGATGGAAAGATACACCCTGATGGACAAGACACGAAAGTCATCCTGACAAACCAGCAGCAGCCGATCCTGTGCTATGTTAAGCAGGTCGTCAATCCTGACGTTTGGGATTCGTTATACCAAGAGGCACTAGTCGCAACGCTTGCGTCCAAACTGGTTATTGCCCTGACGGGCGACAAGGCCCTCGCTAATCTTAAGGTTGCTGAGGCGAATCAACGCATCGTCATAGCTCGACAGGGCGATGGCAATGAGGGCCTGACCGTCAACGATATATCGCCAGACTGGATGCGGATTCGAGGAGTATCGTATCCAGTGTGGGAGTTCTCACCTAACATTCTGTTTGATTGGGGTCCCCTGCTGACGATGTACTGAAATGTCAGAAAATGTTATACAACCGTCATTTGCTTCTGGTGAATTTGCTCCGAGCATGTTCGCTCGGACAGACGTTCAGAAATATCATTCTGGAGCCGCGCTGCTTCGAAATTTCTTCGTTGACTACAGATCAGGTGCGAGTACGCGCCCTGGAACCGAGTTCATTACTCAGGTAGCTAACAGTGGAACTAAAGTTCGGCTGATCCCATTCCAGTATTCGACGATTACCTCGTTCGTGCTCGAGTTTGGTGATCGATATATCCGCTTCATTAACAATAGCGATGTGATACTCAACAGCACAGCGTTTCTTATTACAGGCGCGACTCAGGGGAACCCTGTCCAAATTACAGCACCTGGAAATGGCTTTGGGGTTGGCACTATCATTTTCATAGATGGTGTTGTTGGAATGACGCAGCTCAACGGCCGCTTCTTCATAGTCTATACACCGGGGGACACTTTCACGATTGCAACTCAAACTGTTGTGCCTATTGACGGTACTAATTATTCTGCGTTCGTAGGTGGTGGAACTGTTACAGCCGTTTACATAATCAGCTCGCCGTATCTCGCGTCAGAGCTGCCATTATTGAAATTTACTCAGTCGCCAACAGTTATGACATTGACGCATCCTAATCACGTCCCATATGATCTCACCATCATTTCCCCTAATAATTGGACCTTAGCTCCAACTCCGTTCAATGCCACGCTCTCCCCGCCACCGTTATCAAGTGCCGTCGCGATTCCTCCTCCCGGCACCAATAACTATGTGTATGGCGTTACCAGTGTAGACCCGCAAGGGCGCGAATCGCTGATATCAACTTTAGCTGTTGTACCTAATGTTGGAACAACTGTACAGCTTCAATGGCTCTCTGTTGTGGGCGCTACAAGCTATAATGTGTATAAGTCAAATGCTTCAATTGGAACGCCAGCGGTCGCCGGTACGGGCCTAGGTTTTATTGGAACTACAGCTTCCACTACCTTCAACGATTCGAACATTTCACCTAATTTTAATGAGGGTCCGCCAGCCTCGTCAGTTCTGCCAGCCGCGCCGTTTCAACCGGCATGTTCCACCTACTTTCAACAGAGGAAAGTCTACGCTGCTACTGCGACTCAACCGCAAACGCTTTGGGCAAGCCGGACGGGAGATTATGGCAATTTCTACATATCGGACCCCATTCAGCCTGATGATGCAATAGACGCCACTATTGTAAGTAATCAGGTTAATGCTATTAAGAGCATGCTGCCAATGCCAGGAGGCCTTTTGATGTTCGCGTCTTCCGGCGCTTGGCAGCTAACTGGTGGAGGCGGCTTCGGTGCTGCTCAGGCCGTCACGGCTATAAATGCTACGGCGATTCCTCAGGCATATAACGGCGCCAACGACATGCCTCCAATTGTCCTCAACTACGATGTTCTATTCGTGCAGGCGCGCGGCTCAATCGTGCGCGATCTATCTTACAATCTATATGCTCAGATTTATACAGGTGTAGATGTATCGGTGATAGCGAATCATCTGTTCTTTGATTTTCAACTGCTCGAGTGGGGATTCGCTGAGGAGCCGTTCAAAATTGTCTGGATCATACGCGACGATGGAAGGCTGCTCTCGCTTACCTTTGTTAAAGAGCAGGAGATCGCTGGTTGGTCTCACCATGATACCCTGGGGCGGTTTGAGTCAGTTTGTACAGTTGGCGAGGGGCTCGTCAATGCAACTTATGTTGTCGTGAGGCGAAATATCAATGGGGCTTTCGTAAGGTACATTGAGAGGTTTGCTGAGCGCACAGATTTTACCTATGGTCCAGAGGACGCTTGGTGTGTTGACGCTGGAGTGCAATCTGGACTTAATTTTCCAAATGCAGATTTGTATCCATCTGTGGGATCTGGCAGTGGCGCCTTAATGACATCTGTACCGGCAGCATTCGGGGCACAGATGGTAGGTTGGGTCGTGCGAGCTGGTGGTGGTATTGCCACTGTTACGCAAGTTCTCGATGGCTCACATATACTTGTTGATTTCTCGAGACCAATGGCATCTATCGGAGTATTTCCATTTTCGTTCGGACAGTGGAGCATAACACAGCCTCACACGGTATTTGGCGGGCTGGATTATCTGGAAGGTCAAACGGTATCTATTTTAGCTGACGGTGGTGTTGTGAATCGCCAAGTTGTAACTAACGGAACGGTAACCTTGCAGGTTCCTGCAACTAAGGTCACGGTTGGACTTGGCTATCAATGTCAGTTGCAAACGCTGCCGCTTGACGTGGCTGGTGGGGAGACGATTCAGGGGAAGCGTAAGAAGATTGCCGCGCTAACAGTTCGCCTCGTAAACAGTCGAGGTCTTAAGGCCGGGAGCACCTTTAATACACTCGTGCCAATTAAGGAGACTACCCGAGCTACACTTATGGGAACTCCAATTCCACTTATGACTGGAGATGAACGCGTCATCATGGACCCCTCCTGGAATGTACCGGGACAGATCTGCTTGCAGGTGGATGATCCTGTGCCCGCGACGGTTCTAGGTGTCATTCCAGAGATTGTAGTCGGCGACACTAATGTCCAAGCAAAGGGGCCGCCAAAATGAGGGTCGAGATTAAGCGAGCCACTAATATAGACATCAGAGATGTCATTCGGCGAAGCCCCGTCGCTGGCATTCCAAATGCTGAAAATGATCTCAAACGATACCTGAAGGTCAGTATTGAGGCGTGGACTGGCTTGATTGATGGAGAAGTTGTTTGTGTCTGGGGCCTCATCTCGCCAACGGTCCTGAGCAATAAAGGGTATCTTTGGCTGCTGACGACGGATTTGGTTGATAAGCATCCATTCACATTTGTAAGGCACTCGCAGATTATCATTCGCGATCTGATGAAAAACCTCGAATATATCGAGGGCCATGTCATGACTAATTCAGATCGAAGCATTCGCTGGCTCAAATGGCTGGGCTTTAGGATGACAGGCGAACGTCATGGTGAGTGGACTAGGTTCGAGATGAGGGCTGCATAATGGGCGATCCGATCTCTATGACTTTGGCTGGAGTTTCGATGGGCTCGAAACTCCTGAGCATTCCAACAACGATGGCGGCTACAGGTACGGCTCAACAAGCTGCGCGGATCGGCGCGCAGGGCGCAATGATTGGCGCAGAAGGTGCTAAATTCGCTGCGCAAGCGGAGGCGAATGCCTGGACATATAAGGCGGGTATTGCGAAGACCAACGCTGATTTCGCGGAGAAGAATGCCGAGATAGCCACATTGATTGGTGAAGAAACTGCTCAGCAGAAAGGCCTGGAGTATAAATTTAAGATTGCTGAAACGCGCGCGCAGCAGGGTGCAAGTGGCATTCGCACGGGCGCCGGGACTGGGCAGAAGGTCATTGAAAGTATGCAGCAACTGGGGGATTACGAACAGTCGGCGCTCCGAAATGATGCAGCTCGTCAAGCGTATGGTTTGAGGATTCAGGGGTTTAATTACCAGGCTGAATCGGAAATGGATAGGGTCGCCTCTGATAACGCGATTAAGGCGGGGCAATTTAAGGTTGCTGCTTACGATACGCAAGCGGCTGGATATAAAGTCCAGGAGCAGGCCGCTGGTGTTCAAGGCGTAAGTTCCCTGCTAGGGAGTGTCGGATCGCTTTCGACGAGTGCGCTTGATTTCTATAGACAGGGTGTATTTGGTAGCGGCGGGGCTATGAAACAAGCATGAGGCTTAGATGCCACAAGTGCCTTACAGACCGGTTC